GATGCCCGCGCATTCGTTCGAAGCAGTGATCTCAGGCGGGTTGAATCAAGCGGTGGCGGACAAACTATTTGAAGTCAAGCCCGCTGGAATTGAAACCTACGGCAACACAAACATTCAAGTCTTTGACGAGAATGGGGACGTACAGACTTGCAACTTCTCGCGCCCGTTGGATAAGTTTGCCTGGATCCGTGTCACGGTTGATTCGCTGAACGATGAGGAAGTACTTACGAGCGAAATCGTTCAAACGATCAAAGATGCGGTGATGGCTTACAGCGACACCGTGGGCATCGGCGAAGACATCATTACTCAGCGGTTCTACGGTCCTATCTATAACGCAACAAGCGGGATCGGTTCCATCACGGTGGAAGCTGCGCTCACTGCGCTGGAAGGTGACACGCCTACTTACGACACGGCGAACGTGCCTGTGGCGCGTGCAGAGCTTGCAGTGTTTGCACAGAGCCGCATTACCGTGGCAGGGGTCTAAGATGCTGGATTACGCTCCCATCGCTGTAGCCCGCCTCACAGGGCAGTTCCAGAACTCCCCTAAGTTGAAGGCGTTGATGGCTGCGATTGTGGGCCCGCTGACCACATTGGAAACCGATGCTGACGCGGTGATTGCAGACCGCTGGATCGACACTGCATTCGGTAAGCAGCTTGACGGGTGCGGTGCCATTGTAGGTGAAGCACGCCAAGGGCGAGGTGACGACGCCTATCGTGTGGCAATCAAGTTCCGCGTGTTCGTCAATATCTCTAAGGGGACGCCCACTGATCTGATCCGAGGTTTGAAGTTCCTGACCGATCCGACCGACTGTCAGTACCTTGAGGCGTACCCCGCCACCGCTTTGCTTTTCACGAACGGCTTCTTTGTCGATCACAAGATTCAACCAGCGATGCAGGACTTGTCACCTGCCGGAATCAGTGTGGTCCCCGTTGCAGTATCCTTCGCTGACAAGCCCTTCCGCTTTTCGCGGGAGCCTATTCCGGGTGAGTTGTTTGTCAATGGTGATGCCGACTACTTGACCGCTGAAGGCAGCGACATCCAAGTGAGCCAAGGGGGCCTTGCTCTTGGTGCAGCGACATTCGGTGGATGCGTACCAGCGGAGCTTGATGTCGGAATAGGATACCTGGACGTTGGCGGGCCCACGCTGGCTGTGTATAATCCCAACAGTTTGAACACTTTAGGTCATGACAATCTCACAGGGGTCTTTCAATGATTGAGTTTGCTGAGGTATATGTCGGATATCCCGACGGCCAGCAGAACGTGGGACAGCCTCCTGATGCGGTGCTGCTGAACGGGTTTATTCCAGAGACTGCTGGCGCCCGTGGGCAACCGCTTCCCGCACAATGGCTCAACTGGCTCTTCCAGAAAGTGTTCCGCCTCATCAACCGCGATCGCGTCAGCGACGCCGCTGGTGAGGGCCTCTTCACCGTACCGAACAGCGTTATCCGCCTTGAAGCCTTTGACCGCGACGATCCGAACAAGTACCTCGTCGCTATCGGGTACAAGGGGGCCGCAGGCGTCGTGCATACGCTGAAAGTGATCAACAGTGCGACCCTTACCCTTGGCACAGCAACCGCCGGCGGCAATCAGCCTGTCGCGGGCGGTTCAGCCAATGTGGTCATGCTTGCTACGTCGCGTCAATTTGGAGAAATGTAACTATGGCACTCACCGCAACAGAAGAAGCACTGGTTCGCCAGCTGCTCGATCAGCAAGCTGCAATCCTGTCTCTCGCTGGAAATGAATCCACCATTACTTCCAAGCTGGGCGCCACGAAGGTAACGCTCTCGGACTTGGTTTCTGCAAGTGCGATCGGTGATACGGACTTGCTCCTAGCGAGGCAGGGGACCAATGATAAAAGCATCACCCCTGCCTTGATAAAATCTTATTTAAGCAATGAGTTCGTTAATCTGACAACTGATCAGACTGTAGAAGGAATTAAGACATTCACGGACTCACCTGTCCTTCCCGGGAATGCGACTACTCCCTTTCAAGCGATCCCGAAACAGCAACTAGACGCGGCAATCTTGAACCTTGGAGCATCTGAGACGTTTATTGACCAGGCTGCTCTGTTCTCAGGGGCACAGCTTAATCTTGTTTTGCCAGAGATTCTTGTCAAAGTGGATGGGGCAGCGATCCGAATTGCTGCTCAGACACTTCTTCTTTCAACCGAGGCGAATTGGGATGTTGCAACGTATGCAACCGCTGCCAACCGAGCCGGAAAAGATTTCTATGTCTATGCGAAAAAATCGGGAGGGGTAATTCTTTCCATCAATGCAACGTATCCAACAGGATACACAGCTCTCAACACCCGAAAAATAGGTGGATTTCATTGTCTCGCTGTATCGGTTGGAGTGATATCCGGCCACACGTTGTCCGGATATGTGGCCGGTGATATTCTGCCTAGAACCGTATGGGACAGATTCAATCGTTCCTCCGCTAGGCAAGAGGGCACTTTCCTTTCCAGTGCAGGGGTCTGGATTGATATTTATCTTCCGTCTGTATCGGGTTCGAACCTTGTTTCGGTTAATGGTGGAACTATAGCAGACGGGGTTTCCGCTCCTGCTTTTCATTGTTATAAATTCGAACAGTGGTTTGCCCGCCAAGGTATGAAGTCTATCAGTCAGCTGGAATTTTTTGCTGCCACGCAAGGAGCCAATCAGGGAACGAATATCGCTGGCTCTGCTGACCCAACGACAACGACTGGTCACACCGACACAGCAGGGAGAAGGATGATTTCCAACGAGGGAATGGAGGACGGTTGTGGCGTTCTATGGCAATGGTCTCGGGATCAAGGTGGTATCTCTTCCGCTGCTGCATGGGCGAACGCATATGACGGAAACGATGCAGGAGTAGGCGGACAGCATTACAACGCTCCATATCGCGGTCTGCTCGGTGGCAATTGGGCTAGTGGTGTGGCTTGCGGGTCGCGTGGTTCGAAGTGGCATACTGATCCGCTTGGTCTGGATTCGGGTGCTTCGGGCCGCGGGGTCGCGGAGCCCGCAACTAGCAGATTTTAAGGTTTCGTCGTGAGGCGGAAGGGTGGAAATGTATTTTCGCAGTATACTCAGTGGCAATTGGACTAATAGTGTGAATTGCAGTTCACGTAGTTCGAATTGGAATAATGATCCACTTAATCTGAATTCGAATAATTCAGGCCACGGAGTCACGGATACAGAGGGTGCAGTTAGAATCGCGGAGTTAAACAGCCCTCTGGCTGACATTTCTACCTTGTTGCGAAGCGTGAAAGCGCGGACAGCAAAATACGCAACGGCTGCCCCGCTCGGGTTAGTAGCGAGAGCGAACGTCCTTGCGGGGAATCTATTATGAAGCGCCACGGTAATCTATGGAATAAAATTACGGATCCCGATAATCTTTATCGTGCGTATAAACGAGCAAGGCACGGCAAATCAACGAGACGTGCAGTTAAGCAGTTTGAATTCGATATTGCAGGGAACCTTCTGCTTTTGCAAAGATTGCTTTGCACTGGTACATTTCGGACTTCTGTCTATAAAACAAAGACAATCTATGAGCCGAAACAGCGTGAGATTTACATCTTACCTTTCTTTCCAGACCGAATTGTTCAGCACGCACTTCTTCAGGTTTTAATTCCAATTTGGGATCGTCTAATGATCCACGATTCATATGCGTGCAGAGAAGGTAAAGGGATGCACGATGCAAGTCGTAAGACAATGGATCACGTTCGAACATATAAATATTGTCTTAAATGCGATATTAGTAAATTTTACCCATCGATTGACCATGACATACTGATGGCTATCATTCGCAGAAAAATCAAGTGCGGGCCTACGCTTGCGCTGCTTGAAAATATAGTCCGTTCTTTCGATGGTGGTAAAAATACACCGATTGGAAATTATACGAGCCAATGGTTCGGAAACTTGTATATGAACGAGTTAGACCAAGCTGTGAAGCATGAACATAAGATGCACGCTTATATTCGCTATTGTGACGACTTTGTAATTTTTGATAATTGCAAGAAAAAACTTCAAGACCTTCAGAAGTGGATTGGTGAATTTCTTGCGAATAAATTGATGTTGAAATTTTCAAAAGCATCGGTCTTTCCTGTTACTCAAGGGGTTGATTTTTTAGGGTACAGGCATTTCCCTCAAAAAATATTGCTCAGAAAAGAAACGGCAAAGCGCGTGACACGCAGGCTTAGAAGTTTGCCGTTTCTAATGCAGGTCGGAAAGATTACAATTGAACAATACAGGTCGTCTATCGCATCAACCGAAGGTTGGTTAAGATGGGCCAGCACTTATAATCTCCGTCTCAAACTCAATCTTGCTTTTCTTAAAGGGGCACTAGCATGAAAGGATTTCCTAAATTTATCAATTCTGCCGAGGACGTTGCGAATCTGAAATTGTCGCACCCATCAGAATTAAAGGAGTATCTTCAAGACATACTCGATTTCAAAGACCAGTGGTTTCCGATCTCTAAACTCAGCGAAAGCGAAGTCGGAGTCACTGACGCGACTCATAAGGTAGTAGAGAACAAAGATCTAGACGGTGCAACAGTCGAACGCTATCAATATGAGCTCAAAGAAGACCCGAATTGCAGAATCTTTAGTCTCGGATTTGAGTCATCTTCTGCTGCCCAATTGTTTGTTGATTCGTTGTAGGAGTTCGTAATGCCCGAAGAAAAACACCAATGCACCCTCCCGCCACAATACTGCCCGCACGTCAAAGAAGCAGCAGACGAGGCGGTGAAAAAAGTATTCGCGATCCTCGGGGTTGATATTGAGGTGCCCCGCGAGGTGGAGCAGTTTCGTGAGAACCTGCGCTTCGGGGCATCCATGCGCCGCGCAGCTGACAAGGGGATGCTCGCAATTATAGGCGCGATTGCAGCCAGCGCCCTTGCAGATGCCGACTTGCTGCTGACTCGTCAGGGTACAACGGACAAGAGCGCTCGCGCAGACATGATTGCTGCCTACATGGCGTCGAAACTGAACTTGTCGTCCCTTGCACCGAAAGCAAGCCCGGTTTTTACCGGAGATCCGACTGCGCCGACCCCTGCTCAATTTGACAATGACGTCAGCTTGGCGACGACGGCATTCGTGCAGGGGGCGCTGGGGAATTTGCGCGGCCAGTCTGTAATTACAGCTGCAACGTCGCTTTCTGCTGCCGATGCTGGCAACTACATCCATCTCGGCA